AGGAACTTCGCTTTATCGCCGAACATCTTCACCTGACCGGTCTTGTACTGTTCGATTCCGCGCCTTACGCCCTCCTCGAACTCCGCCACGCGCACCTCATTTTCATCCACACGCCCGGCCTTAATAGGATGGACTTCAACACCTGCCATTTTGAAATACCCCGCGTTTAAATAGCGATCTTTGAGATATATAACTTGTTACAAGCCGCCAGCATCCGGTTAACATTTTCGGCAACGGTCGCCTAAAGATTCCATGATATCCTAATCAATCTCACCGAGCTTTAGCTCTTCTTCTCGATTTTCTCCTTCATATCGAGCGTGTATCGCCGCGCTTTTTTCCCGCCCCTATGGACGCTCCGGGCCTTGACCCCAGCCCGCCCCAAAAGAGTCCCCAGCCGCTTTGGATCCATCCCCACCGCCTCGGCCGCCTCCGCGGCCGTCGGCTCCCTCCCCGCCTCCAGCTCGGCGAGGATGAAGGCCTTTGCAGCTTCGACCGGGTCATTTTGTACTTCGGTGCTTACGTCCTTTTTCTCCTTTGGTACATCGGGACTTTTGTACTTTCGTACTTCCGTGACTTTTACCTTTGGGCCGGATGATCTTTGGTCCATAAGTTCCCATATCTCGGAATCGATAGCGGGCCGCATAATGGAGTCTGCTAAATCCTTCACCGTCACCCCCCGGAGAGCGGCCGCCATAGATAGCGCCCGGTGGAGGTCATCCGGTACATCAATCTTAGCCATGAAGTACAAAAGGGGTTTTGGACTTAAGTCCTTTCGCTAGGACCTTATAACTCTTCAGCCGCCCGAAGGCAAGGCAGTCCAACCCGCCAGGCCGCGAGAAACGCCCGGAAAACTTAAAATAAAGCTTCGATATAAAATGGGTCTCAGCGTGGCTGGTTCGGGCCGGATGCACTCCGGCCCCGTGTCCCTTTCATTCGATCAGATCCTCCTCGAATTCGGCGAGATCTTCTGGAAGGTCGAGGCCGGCCATGAGAAGCCACCGAGCCGCCTCCGCCGCCGCCAGGACCTCGACCGAATCATGGGGCTCTCCTATGCCCCTCGGCCTCACGCTGTAATAGCGATCCTTCGCGCTCAGGTAAAGGGTCTCACCGCCGGAGCCCTCCCAACTATCCTTAGCCCGATCGGTATCGAGGATTTTTCCATCTTTCAGATATCTAGTCATGATGCTTACCGCCGTTTAGCGCCCTTCTTTCGGTTCGTCCTCCGAGAGACCACCCGGAGGTTCCGCCGGCTATTCGAGCCGCCTTTCGAGAGAGGGACCTTATGATCTACCTCTCGGCCGTCCCCCTTCCGGACTCGGCCCTCCTTCTCCATCATGCGCCGCGCCTTGTTGCGAGCGTCCCGCCGCTTGATTTGTTCGGGTTTGCCGTGGTACTCTCGATATTCCTTCTTATAGTCCCGCTTCCGTTTCGTTGACTTAGATTTTGCCTTCCGCTTCATGATCATCGGATCCCTCCCTCGACAGTATCAAACGGCATCGACAGTTGACGCACTCGAAAGCCGGCCCGTCACCGGGGAACATGACGGGAACCCCTCCCGTAGCTGGGAACGGTTCGTTAATCCGGACCTTCGACCCGTCCCGCGCCCGGTGGTGCTTTCGGCTCCGTTCGTCGCCAGCACAGACCCAAGTTTTATGGGTGTAGCCTTTCTCGATGCCCCGCTCCAGAGCCGAGCCGTTTCGGGCCTTCGTCCTCTCGGTCCTAACAATTCTTTTAACCCTCGACGGAGCACAGATTGCCGACTCCCTCAGCGTCTTCTCGGCCTGTTCCTCGCCAACCCAATGGGTAGACATGAACCTTTTGAGGAAGTTGATATCGGTCGCCGTCATGTCCTTGACGAGCCGATCGCTCAAGCCGTGAGCTATGAAATATTGTTTGGCCTGTTCGTGGGGGAGCTCTTCGACCACAAGAGGCCAGAACTTAGCGTTTTTCCTCGCCAGCTCTCGCCGTAACGGTTGCCAAAAGCCGTAAGTAACGTAAGCCGTGCCCGTCGGAGACGTCCCGGCGAGGGCCTTCGCCTCCTCAAGGCTCCGCAGATCGAAGTAACCGACAGCCACCAAAAAACGCATGTAGAGCGGGATCGCCTCTCGGAGGATCCCGACCCCCTCCTCTATCACGACGACCACCCAAAAAATCGAGAGAGGGCGAGCCTCTACTCCTCGCCCTCGTCGGCCGGAAGCTCGCCCTGGAAAATCATGATCTCGAGCTCCCCCGCGGTCGTCCCGGCGGCGACGGCCCGGAGCTCCGCCCCCTTCGGCACGTACTGGTTTACCACGCTCCTGAGCGGGTTCGTCAGGTACAGGCCCGGCGAAGGAAGCTCACGCCACTCGCCGGCGAGCTTCATCTCGAAGCCGAGCTCCCCATCGAAATCGATTGTCGCCGCCACCACAATCGACACCGGGACCGCCGACGAGACCGAGACGAACCCCTCCGTCTCGGTGGTCTCGTCGTCGAGGACGGCCTCGATCGGCGTCGGGGATATGGGCTCCGTGGCGTCCCGGATCGAGGAGATCGCCTCCTCGGCCCAAACCAAACGGCGCGTAATCTCAGATTGCCAGCTCTTCGGGAGGGCCATCTATCCCCGCCCCCCCTCAGAGGCCGTAAGCCTCGATCGTCCCGTCGATCGTCGAGCCGGCGATGTCGACATGGACTGTCCCGTCAGGCTGGACGAACCTCGCCGTCTCCAAGGGCCCGAGGACGACCTCGGCCGCTCCCCCGGCGCACGTATAGACGAGATCGCCGAGAGCCCGGCGGAAGGCAGGCTCGCCGGCCCCCGCCTTGACGGTGACCGTATCTCCGGCCGTCGCCGCCGATAGGTGGAAGGCGAGGATCACCCGCTTGAACCCGGACACGTCGACGACATGGTCGTTTGCCGTGTCGATGGCGTCGGCGGTCTCGGCGACCGCAAACCCGCCCGTCATCTCGTTTACGAGAATTTCGGATCTGGTCATTTTCTATCAGTCCCCCGAAGCTACGGCGCAGTTCAGGACGACGAGAGCGGAAGGATCCACGACCTTCGCGCCGTAGACGTGCAGACCCCGGAGAGCGTCAGCGAAGAACTTCTCCGGCCGGTACGCCTCGACGTCGTTCACGCTATCGGCAAAGGTGCAGGCTCTCGCCGTCCCGGCGATGATCTGAGAGGTTCCCGTGTCGACGGGAACGTTGTTGGACTCCAGGATGTCGAAGCCGTACAGCCTCGCCACCTGCCCGTTCTTCATGGCCGGCTCGACCCCGGACCATCCGACGTTCCTCGTCACGAGCCCCTCCTTGAGGAGGATCCCCGTAAGCCAGGGCGGGACCACCAGAAAGCGGCCCTCGCCGGGGACGTTGGCCTCGTCGAGCTTGGTCTTGAGGTCGATTATGGCGTCGTTGGCGAGGACCTCGGAGAGGTCGAACTCGATCGGCGAGGCGACCGTCCCGACGCGGGCCCCGGCCCCCGCCACCATGACGCCGGCGACGTACTGGTCGGCGACGTCCCCGAGACGATAGGCCGCGTCCTGGGTAGCGCTCTCCATCAAGGAGACTTGCATCTGTGCCTTGTCTATGTCCTCGACCCTGAAGTTAAAAAATTTGGCCTGAGTGATCTCAAGCGTGGCGCTGGCGTCGTCGAGCTCTTCGGGGTCGCCTATGCCCGTGCTCTTGTTGTAGTTGTCGATAGTGATCGGGCCGTGGGCGACGATCCGAACGGTATCGCCTTTGCCCCGGATGTCGCCTTCGTAGTCGCGGTTGATGACGCCCGTCTGAGCGTACACCAGCGACTTTTGCAAGCTCTGGAAGATCTGAGCCGCCCATACTTCGGCGATGAAGTTGTTTACAGCCATGTTTCGTTACCCCCACTTTATGAAGTATTCAGACTCCCGTCCTTAAGCTGAGCCTTGATCTGATCCATATTCTTGATGATCTCTTCAGGGCTCATCTTCTTGATGTCGGCGCGCGTCAGGGGCCGTTTTGCCCCTTTGGGCGGGTTCGTCCCCGCCCCCACCTTCGGGCCCGGTCCGAGGCTCTTCTTCAGCTTCTCGGCGTCCCGGAGGAGGCTCTCGTCGTCGGAGCCCTTGAGCCGCGTCGCCATCGAGGCGGGGAGCCCCGCCTTCCTAGCCGCCCGGATCTTGGCCCTCAGAGCTCCCCGTCGGCCCTCGGAGCCGTCGGCGTCGCCGGCCCGCTTCTTTTTCCCCCGCCTCCCCGTGTCGTCGTCGGAGGTGGAGGCCGCCGCCTTCTTCAGCTTCGCTAGTTCCGCCTTCATAGCAGCGTGCTCGTCTCTAAGCTGGTCGTAGTCGGCGAACTTCGCCTTCTGACGGTCCAGCCTCTTTTGCACAAGTCGGTTAATGTCTTGTGCGCTAAACTTCTTATCCCCTGGTGCCATAGTGGCTACACCTACCGGATTTTACGCTTTCCGTAAGCTATGTCAGATTGATGACTGTTACAGGAAATGGAGCGCATCCTCGGCCTTCTCCCGCTTGATCTCGCCGAGCTCCCATTGGAGGTCCTCATCGGAGGCGTCGGGGTCGAGTCGCGCCAGAGCCGAGTACGTCGAGGTGAGGCCCGTAGTCTTCCGAGCCCCCTCGACCTGAGCCGCCTCGACGGGATCGGCTGGGAGACCGCTCCGCCACTCGATCGATAGATTTTCGAGGAGCTCGGCCCCCGGCCATCTGGAGGCGACCTCCAGCTCGGCGACGAGTCGGAGGGCCTGGAGGATCGGCCGGCGCGCCCTCATCCTCAGCCTCGCAACTTTCGCCAGCGTCGGGATAGCAAGCCGCTTCAAAGCAGAGCCCGACTCGGCGAGGCCGTTCTTCGTATCCCCCAGGAGAGCCGGCGAGATCTCGGCGACCGCCATAAGCTCGGACTTAATCTCCTCGATTTGGCTGAAATTCGAGGCTAGGCTCGCATCCCACGTCAGATAGGCGGGGATCGGCTCGCCCTCCCTCACAGGGAAGTACCGGCCCCCGCCCATCGCGATCGGCGCGTTAACGTCGAGCTCGCCCGTCTCCGGGTTGACCTCGGCCATTCCCTCCGGGCCCGCCATGTTCGGATCCGAGAACTTTTCGAGCGTGCTCGACACATGCGAGAGCCGGAGCTCGATCTCTCGGACGAGCTCCTCGATCCCCCGGAAGTCGTCGAGCCCGAACACCCCATCCGAGCGGAGGAGGCCGGCGAGCGGGACGATCAGGAAGTCGGAGACGCCCGTCGCCTCCTCGGCCGCCATCCCCCCGTACCTTTCGAGGGCCGCGATGGGCATCTCCGAGACGATCTTTCCGCCCGTATCGAGGCGGAAGAGGCGGTTCCGGATCGAGCCCGGCCGATGCTCCTCGATCCGAAGATAGCGCCGCTCGATATGGTCCTCGTACTGGCTGAAATCGTAACAAATGCAGTGGGCTTGGACGTCTCGGCTATCATCCGGCGAGACGACCGGGAACCAGTACCGGGGATCTATCCTTTCGACGATACCGCCCCGGCCCGGATCAAACCGGACTTTGAGAACGGCGTTCCCGTACCTCGAAATATCGAGGAAGATATCATAGATCAGGAGATCGAAGTCGGCCGCCTCGGCGATCCGATCTATCGCCCCCTGGTTATCGGCGAATAGCCGGAGCGGGCTCGCCAGATCGGCGATTAGGGTCGACGACCTCTTAAACCAGTTTGTAACGATGTGAGGCAACTTACCTGTCAGACCTGGGAACGCCGCCCCGTGCTCGTCCTCGAAAAGTAGCGTGCATCGGTCGTATCGGTCGAGCCTCGCCCGCTCGTCTTGAGGAGGCCAAGGCCGACCGCTCTCTAGGAAACTGAAATCAGTTAGGACGATGACAACCCCCCCGGATTGTATCGGAAGATGTAGTTCGCGGCATAGCGCAAGGCGTCGAGCAAGTCGTCGCCCTCCTTGACGGGCTTGTCATCGCCCCGTTCGGTGGCCTTCGGATCCCATCGGTAAGCCTCGATCTCCTCGATCAGCCGGGGACACGCCGGCCCCACGATCTTCAGGGCCCCCGTCGAGAGAGCTGAGGAGACCCGGCCTATCCCGTCCAGGACCGAGTTGTCGGCCCCCCGGACCCTCTGGACGCCGTCGGCCCGGAGCTGGAGGATGAACGACTTCGCCG